GGCTTCTGTGTCTGTGTGAAAAAAACGCGGAGAGTGTTTGCCTTTATTTTCCTTACTGGCATTGGGTTTTACGACGTAGTTTCCTGCGTCTCTAGCTGCACGGTATTTGTTGCCGCGTGCTGCGTTACAACCACGGCAAGCACTCCGTAAGTTTTCAAGGCTGTTTACACCGGGTTGCCCTTGTGGCCACCTGTCAACCTCTATTACATGGTCGGCCTCGGTTGCAGGTTTACCACAATAGAAACAGAACGGGTTTTCTTGTAACAGTATTAGTTTGTTGCGTTTGTATTCTGCTTGGTTGCGTGGCCTGCTGCCTTTGTGTTTGCTTGGCATTACTCACGCGCCTACGGCTTGTGCTAGCGCCGCGCTTGCGCGCGTTGCTGTTGTTATCTGTTGGTTACTAATCATGTCGGGCTAATCCTTTAACGTTTGTTTGTTATGTGTATGTCTTGCTTACTGTATTTAAAGCCTAATGAGTTAAAGCCCCACCCACGGGGTTGCCCTAACCCGTACCCACTTATGTTGTCTTGGCTGATTATGTTTACAGCCTGCCGCGCCATTGGCCCGGTCACTTCGTCGCGCATGATTACGGGCATAGCGCACTACCTACGTTGCCGTATGTTCCCAACTACCGTGCAACGGGCTTAGGGCTTGGCTAGTCCAACGCTAGGCGGTAGCTAGAAACTTAATGATTGTTGGCATTTGGTTAGGTCGCCATACCTGCACAATGCAAGCCGATAAATCTAACCGGTCTAACCATTGCTCTTGCTGTTTGCTTAAACGTCCAATGTCTGTTTTAAGTTCTGCGAAAACTAGCACACCTTTAGCATTAAGTAGCACAAGGTCGGGAAAACCGCTATTACCTTGTATATGTGTTGCCCATTGGCCGCGCCTGTTCATTGCCGGTAGGTCATGGTGAACAAACCAACCGTAACGGGTAGCAATATCTATAACACTGTTTTTAAACGCGGCTTCGTTCATTACTTACCCTGCCACAACATAACTAGCAATGTCGCCCAAACGCCAACGACAATGCCTACAACATTAAACATTGCGTATGTCATTTGTTGTAGTTCTTGTATGTAACGGTTTGCCATATTTCGTCTGCTAAATGTTTAGCGGCCCACCGTAAATACTGTTCTACTTCGTCTTTGCCTATAAAATCAGGCTGTTTTTGTATGGTTTCTATTAGCTCTGTTATATCGCGCAATACTTTTATTAAGTTGCCTAATAGCATTAGTCTGCCTTACTGCTTGGTAGTTGTTTTAAAGCGTCAATCATTTGTGTTGCTTGGTCGGGGCTTAGCGTTTCAAGCGTTACCGCGTCACTATTCAACGTGGCCGCTATGTAATCATGTAAAGCGGCTTCGTCAAACCCCGCGCCTTTTGCTAATGATTTAATAAAATACACTTGTTTTTGGCTTGCGCCGCGTGTGTGTGTGCTTGTGGGCTGTTCGCGCCTAATAGGTGCTATTTGTGCGTCCGCGCTTTTACCTGTTTGCCGGGCTTCAATTTCGTTACGTGAAGCAATGCTTTTACTAATGCCAAACCCCATGTAACCCAACGCACGGCCTAACGCGCTTGTCATACCTACCATAAATTCGCTGTTTTTGGTGTACGGCGTTTTGCCGGGGTATGGTTCGGCTGCGGTTGCTATTGCCGGGATTGGGTCGGCTTCGTCGCGCCAAACGGTAACGGTGCAACGGTAGAAAGTGCTTCCGTCGGGCATGGTTACAACCTCGGCGGCTGTTTCTTGTATGCGTAAATCGGGGTAGCGCTTCAATGCTTCGCTTAGGCGTGTTGGTACGTCTACGTAGTTGTCAATGTTAAAAGCCATTAGCGCCAATCCTTTTTGCAGGTACCCGGGTGAAAGTAAAGCGTCCGGGCGTGTGTTTTGTTTGCTTTATAGGCGTATGTTGTAGCGCCACATTTCGGGCATTTTTTCATGTCGGGTTTGTCTTTCATGTCGGGTTATATTGCTGCCGGTAACGTACTCATTGCGTGTAACAAGGTTTGTGCCGTTTTGAAACATGGCAACGGCATATATGGTGCCCACCTGTCAACTTGCATAGTTTCATATAACGTATTCCAACCGCGCAAAATTACTGCCTTGTTTTCTTTGTCTAAGGTTGCTAGCACGTATATTGCGGGCTTGTCAAAATCGCGCGTAAGCAAACAACCGTCCGGGCGTGGTGTTGTGCGTACTTCGTAACGGCCTACGTCGTTAGCTTTAGGGTTGTATGGTTCATAACCCCAATAAACGTTAAGGTATTTGGCTAACGCAAATTCACCTAGCGCGCCTATTTTGTCGGGCAAAGTGTTTTTAAATTCGCCTTTAAATCGGTCTTGGTGTTGGTTGCTTTTGGCGTTTTCGTGGCGTAATTCGGCTACTGCGTATGCGTAGTTTATTTCCGTCGGGCTTAAATAAACAGTTGACATTTAGCCGCCTAAAGCCTCTATTGCTTCGCTAACGGCCTGCCATGCGTCTTGTTGGCCGCTTAAATCTAGGTCTATTGCTAGGTGCTTTAAACGTGCAATTAGGTCGGCGTGTTTAGGTTTGTACGGAATATGTGCAGGTCTGCATATTTCGTCTATTAAATCAAATACTGCCATTTGGTGTTTGGTCATTGCGTTTGCTGTTGGGTCTAACATACGTCGGGTTTCCTCACTTAGTCCGTATTCGGGGTAGGGCTGTTCTTGCATTTACTTTGCTGTTCTCCATGGTAGCCAATCGCTGTTACGCCAAATAGCAACCATGGCTTTTGTGTTGGTTGTTGGGTCGTATAGGTCGTCACAAGTTTGCAATATGTCTTTAGCTTGTAACCAACCAATAGGCCAATACTTATTAGGTAAGCACCAATAACCGTTAATTTGGTAAATGCCGTAACTACCGCCGTTTGTGTCTAAACCGTTGTATGCGTCGCTTGTGCAGCGGCTTTCTCGTAGTGCCACGCGTAGCGCGGTTTCTAGTTCGCTTGGCGGTAAACCCTCTGCCAATGCCAACGTGGCAACCTGTGTGCAGCTAGTAATTAAGGCCGGCAACGTGGTTGTAGTTGTTGTTGTGGTTGGTGCCAATGAAGCAACTACTACTTGTGGGGTTTGCGTTGGGGCCTGTGCATTACCCGGACTAAACAACACTAAAACGCCTGTAATTAGGCTTATTAGGCCTGTGGTTATCTTGTGGGCAATCATTTTGCTACCTCCATTTGGTAAGGGTTTCCCCATGTGCCAGTAGCCGGGCTTTTAAACGCCAGTTGGACGTGAAGCACGTCGTTCGTTTGTGGGTCTCTAAAAATTTGTACCATGGCTTTTTGCCCGGTGGCAAGTGAGGTTATAAAACACTCATAGTTGAAAAACTGTATTTCGTTCATGGTAAATGGCTTTCCGTCGGTAAAGAAAACCCTAGCCAACCATTGTTACGCGGTTGTGGATACCCCAAACACCGCTTGAAATATGGTTTTTACGGCTTCCGGGTTGTCTGCCATTGCCGGGGAAAGTTCTAAATGCCACCAATCGCCACCGGGCGCACCTGAAACGGTTTTAGTTTCGTACGCTTTCCACGCCTGCCGGTCACAACGCCAAGCCCTACCAAAAGGTTGTGGCCAATAGTCAATAATCATTTGTACACCAAGTTTGTTTGCATTGGCTACCACAACGTCTATAAACGCTTTAGAGACCTTTCGGCCCTCGGCTACGCCCTTTGTGTCCATCTTGCGGTATGACAAGTCCATAGCGCGCCCTGTAGCGTGTACTGACATTGTGCCGGGCTTGCCTTTAATGTCGCGCTGCCCATAGGTACCGTTATTCCACAAAGCACCATTAGACCATTTGGCAGCTTGCCTTACCCATTCCTCCGTACCCGCACGTTTGCCAGTTGCCGGGCCGTCGCTATTACCTATGTAGTCACGGCTGCCGGGTACACCCGGTTTGGCTTTTGCCGTCATTTGGTACGGCCAAAGGCTGTGTCTTTAGGGTTAACCCAACGCATAACCGGTGGAATAAGTGCAGCAATAGCGGCTTTAACGTAATCAGTTGGGTTGGTTGCGCCGGTCATGTAAACCGCAATTACAGCGCCAACGACGCTACGGCCATAACTTGCTAACAATGCTTGACTATTCGCTTTCATCTCTACCGCCTTTGTCTTTGTTTTTTAAACCGTTGGAAGCTAACAAACCAATTAGGCCGCCTGAAAGGGTCATAAGCATAGGATTTAGCACAGAAAATGCTTCTGCGTCGTTTGGGCTTTGCTCTAAAGGCTGCGTCACAAAAAGCAAACCGTACAAAAGTGTAAAAATAGAGCCAACAAAAGCAAGCGTTAAACCAATGCCAACAATAAGCACAAGGCGCGCTTTTATTTCGTCGTTGGTGTATCTACGCACAACGGCCCGTACCTATTTGCATATCTGTTGTAAGCGTTATGGCCTTGTTTTTTACGCGCACACAGTTAACCCGTTCACGGTCTGAACAACCCGCGCAACCCCACAACACCACAGCTATAAAAACCGTGTACGCAAACAAATAACGCCATTTCATTACAACAGTAAGGCGGCTACTTCGTCGGCAGTAAGTCCAAGTTTTGCTAATACTGCCTTTTTTGCTTCTGCTTTTGCTTTATCCTCTGCTGCTTTTTCTTTTGCGTATTCTGCGTTAATTTCAAGTACTGCTAATTCGTCGGCATTTAGCGGACGTTGTTCGCTAATTCCTGTTGCTGCGTCGTAAAATGTTCCTATTGTTGTCACGCGTTTACTACTCCATATACACTAACTGTTCCTGTAAAAATGCTATCGCCGGCAGAGTTAGACAAAATAAACCCGGTGTAAGTTTGCGTGCTATTTACATAGCCACCACCGCTTGCTGCTTCTGCGTTTTGCACCGAAAAAGATTGACAAGTAAACAAGGCTTTAGCGCTAACGCCAACTGATGAAATGTTTAATCTGCCCGTAATTTGAGTGCCGCTATCTTGGTTGAGAATAACGAAAGCAGCATTGTTGTTGGCAATTGCGCCAGTTGCAGCGTTGAAATACGAAGTATTTATGCCGGCATAATAGCCCGAGGCTTGCGTTGTTGTTCCATAACGGAATTGAAATCTAAAATCTTGGCTAAGGCCGCCAGTTAAATCAAACAAAACAACATAAAACTTGTAAGCCGTACTAAAACAATTGTCAATGGTGACGGTTGCGGCTGCGCTTGGGTTTGCTGTAGCAATCCATTGCAACCCACTAGCGCTTAACCATGACGTACCGTCGTAGTATTGCGTTGTGTTGCTTGCTTCAATGTAAGCCATTTGACCCTCGGCAAGCACCTTTTCACCGGTACCACCAAAAGCGGCGTCACGCGTAGTAGTCGTAGCAAATACAGGTATACCCGTATTTATTTGCGTTTGTTGTGCAGCCGTTAAAACTTGTCCGGCCGTAAAAGCCGGTACTGCTATTTGTGCGTTTGCTCCCATAGTGCCCCTATCCTAATTCAGCCAAGC